CTAATTGTTTTGTTTCTTCTTTCGCTTTCTTTGCGTTTCCAGCCATATTTGCATATGAACTCGCACTTGCTTTAGCAAATATATTTACTCCTGTTAGTGCATAAGCTACACTTTGTATAGCTTTCATTAATTGATAAACTAAATTTGTCACAAATTGAATAACTGGTGCTAATGCACTTCCCATAGCATATTTCATATATTCAATGTTTGCACTTAACTGTTTAGCGCCAGCATTTTGACTTGATAACCATGTATTTGCACAACCACTTAAAACAGAATAAATGCTTCTTAATGAGAATAATGCCATGGCATATTTCATAACGTTTCCTATTCCTTGCCTTAACCCTGTCCCCATTCCTTTTATATTATTTGTAATATTTTGAGTTATTTTTGGTAGTCCTTTAAAACTATTTTTTATACTAGACATACTAGGTCTAACTTGTTCTATTTTTTGCTTAAATGCTTCAAAAAAACTACTCAATTTGTTTTGAGTAGTTGCTGTCTGAGATATTTGTTGTCTTAATTGTGACATTTTGCTCTTTGCTTCGCTAAGTTGCTTATTATAATATTGTATTTCTTTTACTAATACTTCTTCTTTATCGCTTAAATTAATATATTGTTTATTGTTTTCTAGCCTTTCAGGATTTACTTTATTCATTGGTTCATTAGCTATTTTATCTAACTTAGGTGTTATTATATCTAATTTTATTTTTCGGGCATTTATTTTTTCTTGTAAACTATCAATTTGCTTTTGTATCTGAGATATTTGTTTTTGTGCATCTTTATTGTTAACTTTTATTGCAAGTTCATTATTTGCTGAGCTTTTTCTAATCTCTTGTAGTTTTTTCTTGATAAAGAAAACTGCCTGCTGTACTTTATTTTTCATCTCTTTTGTATTTATTTTTGAAAAAGCATTTTGTGTTTGATCCATCTGCTTTTTTATGGTTGGTACTATTTTTTGAAACTCTTTTAATGCTTCCTCTATTTTTGCAGTTACTATGATTTCTATCTCTTCTACCGTCATTAAAATCCCTCCTTCCTTATATTTTAACCAAAATAAAAACACATACTTTGTTTGTACTGCTTATCTTATTTCAGTACATAAGTATGTGTTTTCTTTTTGACTGTGATTTAAACATAGTATGGATTTGGCTTAAATAGTAATGATATAAAATCAATTATTAATCCTATTCCAAATAGTCCACATGTGCATAAATATACCACCCCTAACAAAATCTTACCTTCATAAAATTTATGAGCCCCTAGAAATCCTAAGAATATACATAGTAGTAATGCAACCCATTTGTTTTTTTGTCCACCTCTAGTCGAATTTATATTTCTGTTTACATTAGTATTTGTGTTGTTTACTATAACTTGTGGTTGTTCACTTTTTAATTGTTCTATTTGCCTTCCACATTTAGTACATATTATAGCATCTACCGGTATCTTCTCTCCGCAGTATTTACAAAATTTAGTTTCTATTTGTGTCTCCATAATAAAATCTCCTCCTATTAATTTTAATTATGGATAAAATTATATCATTTCAAGTTAAAAAAACATGTCGAATTTTGTCGAAAATATATATTTTTTATCATTTATCCCTTAAATAACATTCTTTGCTCTTCTAATGTTTGTTCTTTCTCTTCTATTTTAAATAATTCTTTATAATCATCTCTA